TGAGTGAGTTTTTAAGCTAAAGCATTCTATTTCTACGAAATAGAATGACAGGTGGAGGTCTCCTTTCTCTTGTCGCCTACGGCGCACAAAATGTACTGCTGTCTGGGAATCCAGACATGACGTACTTTTATAAAACCTACAGAAAGTATACTCACTACAGTCAAGAAAATGTCACAGTTGCCTTAGAAGGTCCAAACGAACTCTTCTTTTCACAACCCATTCAACTCCGAACGAAGATTCAACGCGTTGGCGATTTGCTGTCCGATGTCTATTTCACATTCCGGATTCCAGATATCTACAGCAAATACGTACCACCCGAGCAACGCACAGCGCAGTTCCAATACCAGTGGGTTCGGTATCTGGGAGCGGCCCTGATTCAGAGAGCTGGATTCTATGTGGGAGGACAAAAGATCCAGGAGATTGATGGAACCTATTTGATTGCGAGGGCTCTCTTAGACTTTGACAATACAACCTTGGAGAAATGGAGAGTCTTAGTGGGAGATACTCCTGATCTGACAGATCCTGCGAACAGCACCTTTGCGGGAGGGACGAATCAGACAGGCTACCCGAATGTCTTCCCCAATCCAGCGCTTCCGTTGGGCGGTCAGACCAATCGTCCCTCCATCTTTGGACAAGACGTTCACGTTCCCTTGGGATTCTGGTTTTCGGATGCCAGTTCTCTTGCGCTCCCTTTGGTTGGACTCCAGTATCACGACTGCGAAGTTCAGATCACCCTGAATCCCATTGAGAGTCTGTATACTGTTTTGGATGTCTCAGGCTACCGTGTGAATCCGATGTACAAGATGGCTGCGTCCACCACTGAGATTCTCTTGAATCAGCCTGACTATGTGCCGTCCAATGAACAAGAGACAGAGTGGCGCTATTTCGCAACGGATGTGGGGGCATCTGTTCCTCCGTTGAACCAATGGTTCTTGAATCCCAGACTTCAGTGTACCTACGTCTATTTACCGGATGAAGAGCGAAAGATCTTTGCGACACAGCCCTTATCGTATCTGATGCAGCAGATTACACCGTATCCGTTCCCAGGGTTGTACACCAGACAACTTCTGGATTTGTACACGCACAATCCTGTCACTCGGTTGATCTTTATCCAGCGGCGTTCTGATAGCCTTCCGTATCGCAATGATGTGGCGAACTTTACGAACTGGTGGAACTATCCCTATCCTCCATTTGCTCCGACTCCTGGGTTGACGCCGTTGAACACCAAAGCCAACTCCAGTGGTCTCTTGATCCCCACAGGGCAACAAGGGATTTTACGGAGTTTACGTGTTATCTGTGATGGCAACGAGATCCAAGAGGAAAAACCAATTGATTTCTTTACGAAAATCACTCCTTGGAAGACCTTATCGGGTCGTCCAGGGCAACTGATTCCTGTCTATAACTTTACACTCCATTCTCCCAATACACAGCCGTCGGGATCGTTGAATACGTCCCGTATTAAGAACTTCCAGGTGGAAGTGGATTTCTTCCCGTTGCCTGTGAATACTCCCTATGTCTACGATTTGACAATCTACGTGGAGAATCTGAACTGGTTTGAGGTGTCAGGGGGTATGGGAGGACTCAAGTACGCTTTGTAAAGTCTCCGATTCGGATTTCCAGAAATCCAGATTTGCGTCTGGGATTCAACCGAACCCAATCCGGAAACTCTTTCATCAAAAGATCTACCATCTCTTTCTCTCGCTTCGCACGATCTGGATTGGCTTGCAATCCTCCAGGAGTTCCATACACAGATGTTTTGGGTGCAATAAAGTTTAACCGCACAACACATCCGTCCAACTCATACATACGAAGTGTGCGGTAATAGTCCTCTTTCTCTCCATTGCCAGGCAACACAAGCTGTTTGGGTCCAGGATTGAGGATTCCAAAAAAGCATCCTTGAATAAATTTCAGATCAGTACTCACGGTGGGTTTCATGAAAAACCCATTGGCGGAGGGATATGCGCCCCAGAAGCGGCACCCGTGTTTTTTACATTCCTGAAAGCCTCGCTGGATGACAGATTCCAAGGAGCGAAGCGGCTTTTCGTGACGGGGCTTCGTTTCATCGTATTCAATAAATCCCTTCACATCGTCATCAAAATAGACAATGGGTTTGCCTATCGGGAAGTATCCAGCAATGAAGTTGCGAGCCTGTGAAAGACCTTTGACAGCAACAACGATCTTCGCATAGGACTTCGGGTCCAAAGCTTTCCGGTAGGCGTCTTCTTCTTCTTTGTCGGCGACAAAGATATAGATTTTGGAAGGAGAGATCTTGTAGTGCTGGAGTACAGCAAGTGTCTTTGTCTGAAGTCCTTCTGTACGTTTGTAGGAAGGAATGGCGACAACATAGTCTCCCTTCGCCTTTCGTGTTTTCGTGGCCATCTTCTGGTGTGAGGTGAGAAGTTCCTCCGGGTTTTCACTTCTTCAAGTAGCAAGGGGATGGGCCTCACTGATACACTCAACCGTGTCATGTTCAATCTCACCTACAATGAACAGGCCAGTAAAGCTTATGATGAACAAAATGAGAAAGCAGCAGGGGCTGTGGAGGAGTTGAAGAAGGTGATTGATGGCTATCGGAAGACACGGGAGTCCATTCTTGCGGATGGACAAGCCTCTGACTATTTTGCGCAGAACTCTCTGTCTCGGATCACAGAATGGGAGAACTGGTTGGAGAGCAATGGTGGGTTGTCTGCGGGAGACTACAGCAAAAAAGAGACGGAAATGAAGACACAATGGGATGGGATTGTGAGCAGCAACAAGGTGGTGAAAGAAATGGAGCGAGTGCCCAAGTTCATTGAGCTCTTTCTGAAAGATAAGCAAACAACGATTCCCACGGCACAGAAAAATGAGCTTGAACGGTTGAAGAAAGACGCAGAAGCGTATTTGAAAAAAATCCTACGTGAAACCCCTGCTGATATTGTTGCCAAGAGGGATGACTTTAACCGTCGGTTCAGTGAGATCCAAAAGAGTATCCCTGAAAACTTTGCTGATTTGAAAGAGCCCTTTGAGGATAGCGCACAGGCCCCTCCCTCGCTTCTTCAAGGGATTCAGGAAGCCAACTTCAATCAGTATGAGAGACAAGTTGAAAAGAAGGAACAAGCGGATGCGAATAGTTTTAACTTCAAGCGAATGATGTCCACTGTAATGGAGTATTTCTCGTTTGGGTTTGGAACAGCGTGGCCTTACTTTTTCGGCGCTGTCTTTGCGATGATTGTTGCCAATGATGCGATTGGTCGCCCCACCTTGTACAGAATCTTTTACTTCGTCTGGATGTTTCTGATGTTCCAAATGTCTCTGATTCCTGGCTTCCCGTTCCTCGTCTTCCTGTACTACGTCTATCGATCCTTCCGTTCAGTGAACTGGAGCAATGTGTTCACCTTCCACCCTACAGGTCCTCGTATGGACTATATGACTGCTCCTGTCTTATTTGCTTTCTTGCCTATCTTTGAAGGACGTGGAGATGAAAAGGTTCCTTGGTATTTGTCGATCTTCAAGTATGATGTCAATCGCTATGGAGGCTTAGCGAAGAAGAAACAGATTGCCTATGAGATGCTCTGCGCGAAAGCAGTGGGGAAGACCCTGGATGCTAGTGCGTTTGATCTACCGGAAGCAACCTTCAACGACGTGATGTGTGAGCTCAAATCTGTCGTGACAGGGTCTCACGGGGGCTCATTTGGAGAGGTTCTTGACGCCTTAAAGAAAGCTCTCTAAGAGTCTGTAAGGATGAGTGCGGCTGACGACAAAACCTTTCCCTTTGTGTCCATTGTGACTCCAACGTACAATCGCAGAAAGTTTTTTCCGTGGTTGATTACGATGGTGGAGCATCAAGACTATCGAAAGGATAGGATGGAATGGATCATTCTTGACGACGGTCAAGACAAGGTTCAGGATCTCATCGAGGCAGCGGCAAAGCGGCTTCCCACGGTTCGTTACATTCCTCTGGAGGAAAAGCTGACCATTGGGGCGAAGCGGAATCGACTCAATCAGGAGGCCAAAGGATCGATTCTTGTCGCAATGGATGACGATGACTATTATCCTCCGTGCCGTGTGTCAGCTGTTGTCACTGCGTTCAAGCAGAAGCCCAAGCATGAACTTGCGGGAGCCTCTGAAATCTATATGTATTATTCGGATATCAAGACGATCTATAGACTTGGACCGTACAACCCAAATCACGCGACGAACGGAACAATGGCGTGGCGCTCAAGTTATGGAAAGACACATCTCTATGATGAGACGGTCACTCACTCAGAAGAGCGGAGTTTTCTGGAAGACTACAAACATCCGATGATTCAGCTGGATCCCTTCAAAGTCATGCTTGTGATGTCGCATAGTGAGAATACATTTGACAAGAAGAAGCTGAGGGATCAGGAGACGCCATTTGTGAAGAAGACAGACCTCAAGATGAAGGTGTTTTTGAAGGAAAAACACGAAAAAGAGATGCGAGAGTTCTTCTCGAATGCCTAAACCTCTGAAGGATACGCTCTATAGATGAGCTACGAACCGGTTTTGAGATCGATCCGTTGCTTAAATGATGCGTATGCGTTTGCCTTACGATCAGGAGCTCCTGAAGCAGAACAGCCTCCTGAGATCAAGGTGTCTCTTCGTCCTCACCAACGAGCCATCTTGTATGCGATGGAACAACGAGAGATCCAGGTGTCCTTGGGAATGGATAGCAGTGGAGCGAAAGTCTTTAGTCAGTTTGCCTTTCTGGGAGATAGTGTAGGAGTGGGAAAGAGTTTGATGATTCTTGGACATATTGCTCGGTTGAAGCGTCTTCAACCTCTTCCTATGATTCCGATGGTGGACAAGAACTGTACTCCCAAGATGTATTCTCTTCAAGAGACCAACATCGTTGCGGGACGCCGAGAGATTGGGTGTTTGATTGTTGTTCCGCATACCCTCTTTCGTCAATGGCAAGGATATCTGAAAGAACAGACAACCTTGAAAGCGTATTGTATTCAGACAAAGAAGACGCTTGATGAGGAAGGCATCGCAGGAAGGATAGAAGCAGCAGACGTTGTCTTGATTAGCAATACTCTCTATGGGCAGCTGGAGGCCATTGCGTCTGCGAATACCTTCTTATGGAAACGTGTCTTTTACGATGAAGCAGATACAATCCATATTCCCAACACTCGTCACGAGCCAATGACTCGGTTTACGTGGTTGGTTAGCGCAAGTTGGTCGAACTTGCTGTTTCCCAATCAGAGTCTGTATATTACACAGAACTTGCTCAATGAGCTTGTAAATACAACACGGTACCAGCTTCAAGCTGAACTGAAAGAGATTTTACGGGCTACCCTTCAAACATCTCACGCAGGAGCGTATGCGTATCTGAGACATTATGTGGTGAGTGCGAACTATTTCCGTGACTTTCTGTATACGGGGAATCCGTATCGGGGTCGTCTGATCTTACGCTGTTCTGAAGAGTTTGTCAAGGAGTCGATTACGCTTCCACCGATTACCATCCGAAATCTCACCTGCCGTCCCTCGGTTCTTCAGCAGGTGGTCGCAAATGCGATCTCTCCTCAGATTCGGACGCTGCTTCACGCAGGAGATATCTCAGGAGCCTTGGTGGAGCTGGGTGTTCGAACGGAAGAGCCGATGTCTCTTGTGACGGCGGTGACAGAAAATCGCAAGAAGGAGTTGGATCGTCTGAAGAAAACGTATGACTTTAAAGCGTCTCTGGACTACTCGTCTCCCCAGGCAAAGGAGACTGCGTTGAAGAGTCTGAAAGAGAAGATGGCAAGTTTAGAAGCGCAGATTACGCAACTCAAGGAGCGGATTGAAAACTACAAGGAGGAAATCTGCCCCATCTGTTTTGATGAGCCCCAGGCGCCTACGCTCACTCCGTGTTGCTCACGTCTGTTTTGCGCAAGTTGTATGCTGACGTCTCTGACAAGGCAACCCACGTGCCCTCTGTGTCGTGCTGCGATTTCGGGCTCGTCTCTACGAAGCATTGCGACGGGTCCTGTCGCACAGAATGAACTCATCCATCCAGAGGAGGGTCCGCAGCCTCTGAAGAAGACAGATCAGCTGTTAGAGCTTCTGAAGGCGAAGCCGACAGGAAAGTTTCTTGTCTTTAGTCGCTTTGACAACCCATTCCTTCAGCTGTCGCAGGAGATTGAGAGTCTGAATCTGACGGTGAAGCAGGTGAAGGGAAACAAGGATGTGGTGGCAGCCACCCTGAAGTCCTTTTCCGAAGGCAAGACGTCTGTCTTATTGCTAAACTCGTTAGAGGCGGGGGCTGGAATGAATATTACAGCGGCGTCTGATGTGATTCTTCTCCACGCAATGACACACGAGGAGGAGAAGCAGATTCTTGGACGGGCCTATCGTCTTGGACGGAAGGATCCTCTTACGGTGACTCGTCTTCTTCACCCTGAGGAACTTCACAACGCGCATTCATCCGTCTAAGAGACTTTGGAGGGAAATATTGCGAAGGCGGCGTTGTTTGTCGGCTTTGATATCGGATTTCTGAGCTTCTGTGTGGCAGAGAGAGGGGATCCGATGAACAGGAAGACCATCACGGTCAGCAAGTTCACACATGAACTTCCACGAGTTAAAAATCGCAGATTGTTTGGTCAGAACGGGCGTATAGCGGAGCGAATCAGGTTTCGGGATGGAATGACCAGGAGGAAGTTTACATGTCGCATTCATCTGAAGACTTGGGAGTTTGAGTTTCAAGTCTTGAGACAGCGGGAGCAAGTTCCAACACTGATGGAAGAAGGCCCAGAAATCAGCCCTGTCTGATTTACAATAGGCAGTAAAAAGATCTTTATAAAGATCCCACGCTTCATGGGTATCCCCATGGGAGGCTCGGATTCTATCATTGAGATTTTCAATCATCACAAGTCCAGCAAGATTTGCTTCGTGACTCTCAATATCCAACTCCAAGAAAGGATCCCAGTCTGTCCAGAGAGTCCACCACGCAATCGATAAGATCCCTTCTGGAATCTCACCCACTTCCTGAGGGGCTTCTAATCCTGCGATTTGACGCTGGAGAAGACGAAGGTCTCCTTGGACTCGTTGAAGAAGATCGTCTGAGGACAGGGGCGTCCCAAGCCACGCCTCCACCTGCTGTTTGTCTGCTTCACGAATGGGGATGGTCAGACACAGTTTCGAGATTTGGATCAGATTTCGTGAATCGAGTGTGTTGCTGATTAAAAGAAGAGGTGTACTTTGTTGAGAGGGTTTCCACGAGCGGAGATACTCTAAGAGTTCTTTCAATCCACCCTTTTCTCCTTGACTTAATCCATCAATCTCATCCAAAATAATCCCAATCCCACCCTTCTTTCCCGTTTCCAACATAGACACAATCCCACCTTCTTTGAGCAGGGGCAGAATGATCTTTCGGAAGCTTGTTCCAGAGCGTGTATGACTCGCATTGAACTCAATGATCTTCAAGGCGTGTTTCCGGAGACTGCGATGCGCCAAGGTTGTTTTTCCAACACCAGGTTCTCCATACAAAAGAACGGCGGGATGGGAGTTTGTCCGAAGCCATGTATCAATCTGCTGTTCAGCCGTGGGATGAAGACAGATTGTTTTATCAATATGCGTGGGGGCCCACATTCTCTTCGTGACTGAGACGGGATTTGTTTAGACGCCCATAGCTTTGAGAAGAATGCGAGAGAAGACAATCAGAATCACAGTACTGTACTGATTTTCTGTAAGTTTCATAAGTTCTAAGAGGAGTCTACACCAAGGACTTGCTGTCGTCAGGAATCCAAAGAAGTACCCTGTGATACCACTGGGGACGCAGACAAGATTGTAGAGCTTCGTAGAGGTGTAGTGAGTTGTGTAGACCATAACGATGGAAAGACCTGTTTTTGCCAGTTCAGGAAGGACAGTTGTAGCAGGAACAAGAGCAGTTGAGAGAGGGGCGGCCATCTTTCTGCTACCCGCCGGGTAAATCTAGGGTCCCAATTTTCTAGGGGCACTGGGCTCCCGCTCCAGCCGCTCCAGATCCATCCCCTGTCGGGAGACTGGCTACGCAGGAAACTCCATCATAGATTCCTTCCCAGGTCACCTTCTTTGTGCGGCACTCCTGGCATAAGGCCTGGAGTCTCGCCATTCCGGTGAGATTGTTGTAGAGCTTGAAGACATACTGATCATTCGTCACATTCGTAGGATCAATCAAGCGGCTGATTCCACCCTCGGAGACTCCAATCAGATCCACACAGACCTTCTCCTTGGCTCCATTGACAGTGCGCTCGTACTGGCTGAGGAAATCAGGGCACGTGTTGAGAACAGGAGGCCATGTCTTGCTGGGAAAGCGAGACGGGTTGAAGACATCTGCGGTGAACCAGCGTAAGCCGTAGAAGATGAGGATCAAAATGCTCCCCACAAAGAACAAGAATCCTCCCAAGGTACGATCCGCTTCAATGAAGGTGTAGGTACCTCCAGCACTGATCGCAAGGGAGAGCAAGATGTACAGGATGAGCAGGAAATCCATTCTACAGAGGTAAACGAAATTTCAAAACGGTCTTATTTCAAGTAAAGAGATTCCTGAAATAAGAAGGTTGAAGAAACGACCCGAAAGCTCGTTTAAGGAGCGCGGGCGACAGGCGCAGGGGTACCCGCACCCTCCCAGCCGAGCTCGATGTAGCCCGTGTAGTAGTCAGAGTTAGGGGTGGTGGCAGTCTGGCCGCCCACACCGAAGGTAGACGTGGTCTGGGTGTTGGGGACGACGGCCTGGACCTTGCGGAAGACACGGCTGGAGGAGACGTAGGTCTTGCCTAAGTCACGGAGCTTGCCGCCAACGAGGAGGGACGACGCACCAGAGGTACCGATGGAGAAGGCACCGCTGTAGATGTTAGGGTCCCGGGCCCAGGCCGCCTGGGAGAGGACACCCGTGGTGGTGTTGAGGGCATTGACACCGCCAAAATAGGTGAGGGAGGAGACAGGGACGAAGTTACGGGCATCCGTGGGGATCTGCTTGAGGGCGGCAGGGATGGAGGTCATTTGGTTCTATACCAGAAGTTGAGAAAATATTTTCATCTGAAGCGGAGCCGGTGGCTCAGGCAAAACAAGTTCCTGAACTAGAAGGCGAGATGTCCACCCCTCATGCTGACTTTGAACTGCCCCTCAGCAATCCGGTAGCCTATGCGGGCCAGAATGGCCGTGTGAATCTGGCCGCACGGTCCTCTGCCGGTGGCCAAGCCCCCGAAGACTTCCCCGGATATAAGTATCAAACCACTGCCGAGAAGGGATTTGAAGCCGATATGCTGCGGGGGAACTGGGAGATTACACCGGTAAGCCAGTTGTTTTTCAGCCCGGAAAACATTAAAACTCTCCAAAATGCCATTCGTCGGTATGTCTTTGAAAAGAGCCAACCGAAAGGCTATGTGATTGACGATCAGTCAGTGGATGAGCTCAAGATCATTATGAGAGCTCTGTATTATCAGTACGCCCGGAACTTGCCGTTTGATGTTCCTGCCCAGGTGGCTGATCTCAATGAAAAGGTGGTAGCGTGGTCTGCTCCTCACATCTTGAGTGCTGTTGATCACTACTATTACTATCTCAATGACATTAGTCATATGCCTGTTCCGTTACAGCAGCCGCAGAGCTTGAGTTCCGCAGGGACCAAGTCGTTGCCGTTCAACAACTTCGTTTAATCCCTCTCTGAACTAGATATGCTTCCTGATATCCGGAACGCCTTTGATACCTCTCTCTATTTGCCGATTCTTGCTGCGTCTAGCATCGTAGACACAGCAGGACTCTTCGTCTGGCGCTACACCTCCAAACCAGATGCTCCCATCAACAAGTGGTATGACGGATTTGGTCTGTCTGCCTATACGGCGGATGTCTTGAGCATTGCCTTAGGGGTTGTCTTAACGCAACTTCTGACATCGTGGATCGGAGGAGCGTGGAACCCTTGGTTCTTCTGTGCGATGTCCGTGGTTATCCAGATGGCCCACGACCTCTTCTTCGGAAACGTCATTGTTCCTCTTATACCCAAAGGACACAACTCCGTGATGGATCTGATGAAGGAGTATGTAAAAATCAAGTTCCCTGCTGGGATTTTGATTGTGGATGCTGTGTATATGATTCTAGCCAGTGGTCTTACAATGGGCTTTGCGTCTGTGTCACCGTTTTATAGTTGGTTTGCTCTGTTGTGGACACTGTACATCACGATGTATGTGTTGTATACAAGACCTTGAGGTACGAAAGGTCTGCTGTGAAGAATGAACACAAGACCTTGAGGTTACTTCTTCATAGAGCGCTTCTTCTTGGGAGCAGCCCCGATAGAACTCGCAGCGGCCTGGCGATGGGCCTCCATCGCCATCCACGCTGCCTCAAACGCATCCAGATCCGTGAGCCAGAGAGCCGTCGCAGTCGTGTCTCGGAGCGCCTCATAGGCCATCCGAGCTGCGAGAACCGCTCGTTCCGCATCCTGGACAGCCGACGCCTTCACGCGATCCATTCGGAGCCTCAGGAGGTAGTCATACGAGTCCACATCGTCGGGCTTCTCGGGATTGGAGAGAGGAGGAAGATCGTTCATCACCATTCCACTCACGATCTCCTCATCAGACGCACCTCGGAGTTCCAGGCTTCCATCCAGGATCGCCTTGAGGAACCGAGCCTTCGCATCCGCCTCCAGAGCCTCCTGCTCCAACCGAGCCATCTCGTGCTGACGCCTGGTCTCGTAGGCCGTCAGACGAGGAGTGAAGAAGGCCTCCACAAGATCACCCACCGTGGAGTACTTGACAATCCGCATCTCCGTGTCAAAGCAGGTCATATTGGACAGACGCCAACTCGTCGTCAGCTTGAAGCGCTTCTCAAACTCTGCCCGATCCGCCTTGACATCCTCATAGGAATCCGGGTCCAGATAGAGAACGAAGTTCACCGTATCGTCGTCATAGAGATCGTCAAACGACTTCAGAATCGGCTTCCCCTCATCATTCAGTCCTGCCTTATCCCCATTACAGAGCTCATCCAGGAACACCTTGTAGTCCTTGGTCCAGGTTCCGACAGGAAGCTCTGTAATGGTGATAGACCGCTTGGTATCATCAAAGGTGTAGAGTCCCTTGGTGATCCAGGTGTCCTCATTGACAGAGGTCACAGAGCCCTTGAACCCAAACCACCACGGCTGGACTGTGAGACCCTTCAGAGACAGATGAGCACCCGTGAGACGGTCGCGGAGCATTCGGACAATGGTCATCGGATGGTGAGGAGGAATGTCCGTACTGAATCCCGTCCCAATCCCCACACAGCCGTTGATAGCCAGGAGAGGAACCACAGGAAGATAGGTCTCAGGCTCTACAGCAAGGCCATCATCCTCGGTGGCCTTGAGAATCGCCTGATCCTCCTTGCGAAAGATCGTGTCAACAATCGGCTCCAGATGCGTATGAATATAACGGGGAGAAGCGGCATCCTTTCCACCGAGCAGACGAGAGCCAAACTGTCCAATGGGAACCAGAAGGTTGATGTTGTTGGATCCGACAAAGGTCTGGGCCATTCCCACAATCGTGGAGTTCAGGGAGGCCTCACCGTGGTGGTAGGCAGCGTGTTCAGAGACATACCCTGCGAGTTGAGCCACGCGAATCTCATTCTTCAGACCACGCTTGAGACAGCCGAAGAGAATCTTGCGCTGAGAAGGCTTCAGTCCATCCATCAGATGCGGGAGAGACCGAAGGTTGTCTGCGTTACTGAAGTGGATGAGCTCGTCGTGGATGAATCGACTGAATCCAAGAGAGCCCTGAGAATCCGGGATGGCCATTCGCTTCGGATCGTAGGTTCCCAGCCACTTCTTGCGGTCATCCGAGCGCTTCTTGCTGAAGGCCAGGCTGACAGACTCGTCCGTTGCGTCATCCCACGCATACTTGATCTCGTGAAGATGCTCAAACCACTCACGAGCCTCCGCAGGAGTACTGGTGCCCAATCCCTTGTAATACTTCAGAGTCCATCCCTTCAGTCCATCTTCGCCCTGACTCTCCTTCCAGGTCTCAAACTCGGGTGCGGAGTAGAAGGAGAGGGTCTGAGAGCGCTTGGACGCCTTCAGGAGAGGCGTCGCAAGGGAGCAGAGGAATCCAAGCTTCATGAGAGACGGCCACTCGGTGTGGAAGAGATTCATCAGCAGACCCTTGATGTGGGCTCCATCCAAATCCTGATCTGCCATCACCATCACACG